CAAAGAGGACTGAATCCCCTGGAGTTTCTGATGTATGTTCATCGTGATTACTGTGGTTTTGTTATTACTCATATTTATTTTTGGTTAGTTTACGGAACAGCTCTTTACGCTGCTTTTGATTTTTACAAGAAGCAAGATCACCTTCACTTGCTCCTAGGTCTTTCAACTCTGTGACTTGTTCAGCTGCTGTCAAGCTATTTGCGAACTTTCTTGTAAGTTGTGTAAGTCCTACGGGATGAAGGACATCGGTCATCTCCTGCTCCAAGTAGGCAGCCATTGCATCCAAGGTATTTGGCAAATCTTCCTTCTGGCCCTTGCACATCTTGAGGAAAAAGTTCTCAACCTTTCCAAGAAGACTGTTGGCCTGGCGGGAGATTACACCTCGTACCATTCCGGTCTGGTGGTCGTGGTCAAGTACCCAGTCCTGCGTCTTGATGTTCAGGATAGGACAGGAGATGGGCTTGTTGGCCTCCCGGAACTCCTTGATTTGATTCTGTGATAGGTATGTCATAGGTATGCTGATTGTGTGATTAGTAATCCGGATGCGGTTCCGAGCGAAGCTCCGAGACAGTAAGTTAATCTAGTTTCCCACTCGCCAAATGCAATCCTCTTTATGTTGAATGTCCACACTAAGCTGATAAGAAACCCAACAATGATAGCCTCAAAGAACTTTTGATGCGCAACCTGCCAAGTGTTAATTACTACCAGCATAACCTGGGTGTAAGCGTATAGGAATGTTCTAGTCATAGGCCGCAAAAGATACCGCATTCAACTTCCATATTCTTCATTGGGCGACCAATTGCTTCAGGGTCCAGCTCATCAAGAAAAAGTCTCTCACCCTTAACCTTCACTAACCTTGCACCAATGTCCCTGGATTGCTCGGCCCGTCGCTGAAATATTTCTGGGTGCATTTTTCTGACGTGATTCCAGTATGTAGGACTAGAGGCTTTTACGCATCCAATACAATTTGCGTTTGGGTATCCAAGGTAATAAATCTCTGGTAATCGTATGCCAGCCTCTTGAATAATTTGATAACAATCCGCCTTAGAAATACCGCAATCAATTAGAACGGCAATGTCATTACTTCGCTCCATCAGCGAAAACCGATCCTGCCGATGCTTCTCCTCTACTGTAAAGCCAAGAACTATAAAGTCGTGGTGATTATTCTTTTCCCATTCTTGCCGAGCAGCCTTCTTCAACTCCATAGTACAGGGAGCACCAGCAACGCCAGCCATATATTTTCTTTTTTCCCAAACTGTCTCGCAGGATGTGTCCGGAAACTTTGGGTTAATGGCAATCTCAATCTCAACACCAAGCCACTTTTCAACATCTACTAGGAACCTACGATTGTCTTCGTGTTCTTCCGCAACTGGATTGTTGATGATTCGTATGGTGTGTGTGTCCCCATATTTTTCTATCGTCTTCTTTGCGGCCACTGCTGAAGCTGCACCACAGGAAAACCATACTGCTATTATTGGCTTACTCATAATCTGCCCCAATCTCACAGGATTCACCACAGGCCGATCCTGTATCTAGGAATACGTCGTAGTTTGCGTCCGAGAACATTTGCGTCTGGTCAATATCTCGGTACGGCTCGAAGTCTAACTTCTGTGCCATATCCAAGAGGTCTTTAGTACTTGTGTATTTTCTAAAGATTTTGTGTTCACCATCCCTGTCCTTGTCGCCTTCTCTCACTATCTGATACTTCTCTTCCATCCTTAATGGGAAGTCAAAAACTGAAGGGTCTTCCTTTGCTATCGTGAGTAGCTTCCGCATAGACTTTTTCCAGCACCAAGTGCAATTCCCGTAGTGCTCACCTTTCAGTTCCAGATCAAAGGGCCAGCGAGCGCACTCTTGTTTCACGTCCTCCTTTGTCCACCCAGCATCTGCCAGAGGATATACAAATTTTCGCTCTATGCGATTTTCTGATATGCGATCCATCTCATCTGCGCGTATCCCTATTGCAGTCCAGTAGGTTCCGTTCTTCCAGCCCATCGAACGCCGATGGTCATACATTACCTCCTCCTTTAGTCTGGATGTGCATTGCGGGTGTGTGGGGCCAGGTAATCCATACTTAGCTACATAGCTTTCAAAAGGTTCGCCGTTACGTGCGGCAGTCTCGAAGGTCACAACCTTGTGCCGAATGCCTTTGCCCTTCTCTGGGTTCACTACAGCCTCAACCCACACGACGTTCCAGCCAAAGTGCTTGTCGCATTGATCTACGAACTTGAGAGTATTGTCGTGTTCGCAGCCAGTATTGGCAAAGGTAATCGCTATGTCGTGAGTCTCGGAGAACTTGTCTACACAGAGTTTAGTCATCACTGCTGATGTCCGTCCTCCGCTGAATGATATTGCTAGTTTTGGCTTACTCATATTCTGGGTAGTCCTCTCTAAGCCACTCGATGGCATCTGTTACGCCGAACATTAAGTCCCTAATATCACCGTCAAGGGAAGTATTAACTCCCATTGCGTTGTCGAGGGCATCCCTGGCTTGTTTCAGAAGCTCTAGTTTCTGTGTGTATTTTTCTTGGTTCATAATTATTGTGGTTGTGGTTATTTTTAGTAGGTAATCAAAGATGGAAATATACGCTATTCACCCGATATAATTTTTCCTTGAGTTGAGGTACTATGGGTGAATGAGAATACTGCTTGCCCTTTTACTTTTTCCGCTTCCATTAATTACTTCGGCTGACCCAGCGATCAAGATACTTTGCGATAGCGGATTAACGCATTCAATTGCTAAGGCTAAAACAATCTATGCGAATGCCGGAGATCATATTTTTCATAAGGAAACAAAAGCTTCGAATGGTATGCTGCTGCTTGCCGATGGTAAGGTACAGAAGTTCAAGGCTGGTATGGGCAATCTAGTAGTGGTCGCGGTTGTGAAGAATTACTCATAACTTAACCGCTAGGTTAAGAGCGTCATAGATAAACCAGAGGGTTCAGCGAATCATAGTGAATTAGTAGGCTCGCTATTAAGTGCAGCTATGGCCTGTTTGAGTTGATTGTTTTCCTCCTGTAGCCGGAGGTTCTCACTGCGTAGGTAGATGAAGTTCTCCCTTACATCCATAATGATTTCGGCAAGTGGTGGTTCGTTTAGGTTATCAGTCATAATGTGTGAGTTGTTTCTATTTTGGAAATAGCTGGTTAAAGTGTCTCCGCCACCTCACGTTTAATGAGGGGCGAAGGGTTTGGTGTTATCGGTTTGGATGCCCCCCAGCATCGCGGCCTACTGAAGTTGTTGGTTGTTTGTAATTGGTTAGATTGAACTGCCGCCGCCATAGTGCGTAGGTTGACTTGTGGATGCCGGACTGGTCCGCTGCTGTCTCAAGTGATATACCACTGTCCCGCATTGCGTCAATCTTTTTCACAACCTCGGCCTTCTCTTCGGTGCTGAGTCGGTGGGTGATCCGGTTGCAGTTACTGCCAGGGATGAAGTGACGTGTCCCTGCTGCTGCCTCCAGTCTCTCATTGTCCTCAACCTCCTTGGCAATCCGGGCTGCTGCCCAATTCATAAAGCTGCTGTTTGATTCTGCTGTCGTGTCGTACATTCTTCTTATTTACTTAGTTCCCGTGTGCGCACTATCTACGATAGGGCTTTTGTTGATAATATTGTCCCCGTGCCTCCTCGCTTGAAGACACATACTCCTGTCTTGTCTGGCATCTTCTTGAGAAGTAGGCGCACTGCTTCTTTCTCATCGTGCGCCCACTTGTAAGTCCTGCCGACGTAGCCCTCCGGCATATCGTCGTGGCGTGTTAGGATCTCGTACTCAGTCATAGGAACAGGATAGTGAAGCCATATCCCCCATTAGTCCCGATAACGTTGAAGTTAATCCACTCCTCGGCCTCCTCTTCGGTCATACCTTGCTCCACAAATAGTCGAGTCATTATCTCGTATTCGTAAACTAGGTTGCCGTCGTGGTCAGTCCCTACTACAGCGTCGTCGAGTCCGTCAAACCGGATGGCCTCGTCGTCACAGCAGTCAAGATGCCGTTCGATATCTGATATTGGCTTAATCATATTACATTCTCAAGAGCCAGTAAAGCTCAGCGCATTTCTTCGCTACCTTGATACCCTTGTCAAGCTCCTTGTCATTCCAGACCTTGTGGTGGTGCTTCTTGGTATCGCAGTCAATGATTACGGAGATACAGCCCGGCAGGTAGTCCAGCTTGCGTTCCTTCATTAGCATATATGCCTCGATGCCGAGCTGCTGGCAGTCCTTGTCATAGCACTTGGCCTTGCCCTTGGTATTCGTGCGGCACTTGTAGTCCGCCAGGAACAGCTTATCGTCGCTGTCGTAGCCAATGAAGTCCACACTGCCGGCGATCTTGATGCGGCTGCTTGCAATGATATGCTCACAGGATACAGGCTTTACGCCCTCCTCGTGAACCCAATCCACAAACGGCATCGCCCACTCATTCCATACGCTATCATCCGGTGCGCTACCCTCGTCGAGGTAGTTATGATTGATGAAGTCCTCGATTACTTTGTGGACTGTCGTACCGAACTCCGAGGACTCAATAGTTTCACCCGTCGCCGGATGCTCCCTTGTGCCGTACGTAAGACGCTCTAACTCCTGCCAAGCTAGGTCAGGGTACGCCCTCGCTAGTTGAGCCATCATTCGGGGCTTATAGATGCTATCAAGGAACGCATCCTTTACGATGCCCAGCACAGTCGTAACAGAAGGGTACACCTTCGCTACTTTCCGCGCTTGTGCGGGTGTCATTATGTCGGCCTCGAACTCAGGGTTCAAGACGTCGTTGCAATTATAGAAGTGGCTCATTTTCTTTTCTTTCCGTATGTGGGGTACGATGCGCGTCCCGTTTTGGTACGCCGTGCATCTTTAATTAGACCTAGCCGCCGGAAGTGATCAACCGCCTGGCGACCCTCCTCCATTAGCTTGCGATTCCGCATTGCTGACTCGTACAGGTCAGCGAACTTGTTTGCTAGTTGACTTGCGTTACTCATTACAGCTCCTCTTGATCCATAATGAACTCCACACCTTCGCGGAGAATGTCGATGCGCTGCTCTGATTCCGCAAAGTAACGGCCAGCGTACAGCTCAATATTCTCTTGGTCAATAATGATTAGAGTGTCCTGTCCAAGTGTGCTTTGGTTCGATTCCGGGATCATTGCACCTACCCAAATGAAACGCAGTTTCTCCTCCGCGATGAAGTGCAGGAGGTCATCGGAACTGCGGCGTAGTGTTTCTGTTTCTGTTTTTTCTGTATCCATTGTATTGTCTTTAGAATTTAGCAATGAGAGCGGCGATCAGTATCATAATGCTGCCGCCTAGACAGCAGGCCAGCACCACACAGGCGGAGTAAAAGACCTTCTCGCCGCCTTTGACGAGATGATCGAGGTTAGTATTTTCTTTACGGTTTTTCATTTTTATTGCGTTGTTATCGGTGTTTAGGTATATCAAGGCTTGACATACTTTTTGATGTGATGTGTACCTTAAGACAGTCAGCCCTTGGTAGTCAATCATTAATTAATATAAAAAAGGTAGTCAGTGACTGACAGTCATAAGACTGACGGCCATAAGGTAGGCTATATGTACCTTAGAGTCTCTTCGTAGATGGTAGCCCGATCATCGTGAGTAAGTACGATGGTAGGCAAGTCCACCGGCGTGTCTTCATTAGGCCAGTAGACCAATGAGACGATCTCGAACCCGTCAATGTCGCGTTCCTCCCAGGCTTCTGTAACTTGGGACTCACCGGCTGCGCTACTGCTCTCGCAATGAGTTGTCACGGCCTCCGCTTCGACTGTTATGTCAAAGTATTTGTTAGGCCGTAGCTCGATGCCCTCTAGTTGTATAGTTTGCATATTAATCAGCGTTTAATTGTTCGAGTGTCCGGCATCCTGTCCGCACGAACAGAATATCTAGGTAAGTGTCCTCGCTGCTGCCATTGATTGACGTAACAAGAGAAATTTCCTCTTCGGTTGCTATGTTCATTTCTATTAGTGTCTCGTATGTGTCCATTGTTTTCCTTTCTTATGTGTTATTTTAGTGACTCGTAACCTGTTAAGGCGTAGAGTAAAAGATCATCTAGGCGAGCGTTGCACTCATCCCTTGAACCGGTGCGAAACGTCGTGCCGCTTGTGGACTTCAAGGCGTATTCGTCCTGATATCCAAAGGGCGCAATGTAAAGATCGTGCTGCGGGCCTTCGCTTATGAATAGCTCATTGGCCGCGTGTATTGTATTGTTATACGATTTGATTAATGCGTTCATTTTTTCCTTTATTTATGTGTTATGCACTAGGCTTTTCCCGTGCTTCAATTACTGTTAAAGTGCTTTGTTTACTGTGTGTCAAGTATATTTTTAAATATTTTAATTTATTTTTCCCCGCTTTCCCTTGCCTCACTTGCTTGCATTCACAAAAAAGCCGGCCTTTTACGGCCGGCCTTTGATTTGATCTTATTTACCCTCAGCGGCCTTTAGCCTAGCATTTAAGGCCTTTACCCTTTCCGGCGTGTATCGTGCCTTTATGGCAGCGCGCACAGCCTTTACTTGTTTAGGCGATAGGTTTATATTATCTATAATGACATTCATTTTTTACCCTTGTTTATTGTTATAAAAAAGCCGGCCTTTGACGGCCGGCCTTCTCTTTTCCTAGTGAATACCGATACCGATCGCAACACCGGCAAAGTCTTTCGAGCCGCAAGCGTGCCGGCCTTGCGGTAGACAGTTGCCACAATTGCCGGGACAGGCGAAAGCCTTTGTTTGTATTTGTCTAAGCTTAGCTAGCACATCGCGCCTGTATTCTTTTGAACCGGCCTTTGTCTTGTCTTGATATGCTCTTTTGTTTATGTGCGCCTTGTCTACTTTGACGGCTAAGAAGTCACCGCGAACCACCGGCAAACTAAGAAAAGCATTTGCAAGGCCAGTCCTTTCGTGACGGCTGCCGGAGCTCGCATTAGTTAAGTAGTTCGAAGGCCATTGATAGCCGGTTGCGTCAAGCTTTACGAATTCAAGCCAACTCTTCGAATAGCCATAGACTTTAAGATCCGGCCGTGCTTTACATAGCTCCATAAACATTTTAAGCGTTGCAACATCTTTGAAGTCACCATCCACAAATAGCCGGACAGTCCGGCCAGTCTTTTGACTCAAAAAAGCCTTTTCAATTACTTCAGGATTCAAGCGCATTAGTAAACTGTTTTGCAACTGTCTAAAGAAGGCTGCCGGATAACGCCAAGCGCGTAAAGAATAACAAAAGTTAACGCAATCACCCTTGCCTGGACAGTCCGCCAAGGCTAAAGAAGAGAAGGCCGCAAAGGGCAGTTTCTTGTTGCCCTTCTCAGCGAAGATCGAAAAAGGTGGAATCCCGGACAAGTCACTTTCTAGATAGGAAAGCATCTTTTCCGCGTAATATTGCCAAGTGCCGCGCTTCTCTAAAGATTCCGGCGATTCATTGATGCAATCAGTCAAAAGGCCTTTAATGGCCGCTGTATCATTTATCGCGTTAACGATGTTTAAGCATTGGTTTCTATTCATTTATTAAAAGGCGGTTTTACAGATCCGCAAACTGTTTTGGGTGTATGTGTTTAGTTTAACGCTCCCAAGCCAATCGGAGCGAATCGGCTTCCAAGCGCAAGGCAAATGCCTTCTCACTTTCGCCGGCTTTTACCAATTTAGTTATTTCAGAGTAAATGAGTTCTATCTTTTCTAACCTTTCAGTATTTGCTTTTTTGTTTTTCATAATTAAAAGCGGTTTTACAGATCCGCAAACTGTTTTGTGTGTGTGTGTTTATGTGTTTAACCTATTGCTTCTTCTTTAGTCCAAAGAGCGCACTCAAATCCGTCTGTGGGACGACCCGCACGATGCCATAAAGAAAGCGCGAGGTCATATTTACTTATGGAAAGGTAACGCGTGGCTTCAAATACTTCGGTTGCTTGTTCAAACAGCCAGTCATTTAAGTCCGTGTAATCAGGGTGTGGCCAAGGCACTTGCTCGGCCGGTATTAGTTCTTTAGTTTCAAGGTTCTCAAATGTTATTTTCATATGTGTTTATTAGTTATTGTGTGTGTGTGTTTGTGTGTGTTTATCCGCATAGAATAGCCGGCATAAGAATTAATTCAGGGTTCTTTTGCCCATAATCTTTGCCATCAATCAAGTCTTTGTACGCCGGAAATTGAACATAAGTTTTTCCATCAATAACTACTGTTTTCGCGTTTGCCTTGGCTTCGTTGTATGTTTCGTATGTTTTCATATGTTTATTGTTTATTAGTTATGGTTAATAGTGAAACCCTATAAATGCGGCCAAATCAAAGGCAGTCAAGTATATATTTAAAAAAGATTCAATGCCTTATTTAGAATGATTACAATTAAGATGCGTACCAGGTACGCGCTTTTACCCGTCAAAGCCCACCACTATATGCAACTCAATAGCCGGGTGAATAGTAGCCGGGTGAATAACAGTAGGATGAATAACAGTAGGGTGAATACATCCCTTCTTCACAAAACAAATTAATACCTCACGCAACCGGCAACCGGTATCACGCATCCGGCAGCTGGCAGTAGTGAACGTTTGAACAGGGGAGGAGGGGGTCGAGTCGAGTCGCGTCGTCAGTATATATATACATATACAGCCCCTTAAAAAAATTACCCACTCAAGGGGCTTCTACCCCACCAGTACCAATCCCAGGACCGTGTACCATACCCGATCTAGATCGGTTACTGGGTACACTTATAGAAACCCTAGTAATCTCGTGTACCATAAGATGTCAGTTTATGACTTCTCTTTTATGATTCCCTTTATTTTATATTCATTAAAGGAATAACCTTTAGGATTGCAAGTTGAACTGTCTTATGAAGTTGCTGCCTTATGGTACGCAGAGTATAACACGAAATCCGGGATTGTATACATATATAATGTACTTTTTTTTATGTATTAGCATTACTAATAGTATATTAACTTGACAAGTAGTAAATCTAATGATGAGGTACGGGTATGGAAGATAGAGAAATGAATGCTACTGAGAAGGAGAAGGAGGCTTTGCTGAGCGAGATCCAGCAGAGTATCCACGAGGTGGCTAATGAGAAGCGGGGTCTAAAGCTCAAGTGCTTGAGCGTCTATGATCCCGCGAAGGTGGCTAAGTTGCTTTATCTGTACAGTACAGGGAGCAGCCAGACTAGGC